CTCATGGCCCTGCAGCCCTTAGCGATTCAGACCTTAGCGAAGCTCTTAGCGCGGGACGAGTTCCCCACGGTGCAGCTCGGGGCCAGCAAAGACGTGCTGGACCGCACCGATGGCAAAGCCTTTGAGCAACCCCAAGAACTGAATATCACCATTAACATCGTGGATGTCCTGAAGCAGCGCCATGCTCGACGCCTCACGGCTTAGCCCCACCGACGAACTGGCCTTAGCGGAATGGGCGAGAGACTGCGCTGAAGACCCCCTCCGATTCGTGCTGGAAGCCTACCCGTGGGGCGAACCTGGCCCCCTGAGCCAGCACGACGGCCCGGATACATGGCAGCGGGCCTTCCTCGAGGACCTCGGTCGGGAGGTCAAGGCGAGAGCCTTTGACGGTGTGACGCCCTGCCAACCGATCAGGCGGGCGGTCTCGAGCGGCCACGGGATTGGCAAGTCCGTGATGGTGGCCTGGCTGGTGGATTGGATCATGTCTACCCGCCCCTACTGCAAGGGCACCATCACGGCCAACACGTTTACCCAACTCGAGACCAAGACCTGGGCCACCGTGCAGCACTGGACGGGCCTGTGCATTACGGCGCCGTGGTTTGCGGTGGTGGCGAACCGGATGTATCACCGGCAGTATCCCAAAAGCTGGTTCTGCGCTCCGCAGTCCTGCCGGGAAGAGAACAGCGAAGCCTTCGCCGGCCAGCATGCGGCCGATAGCACCAGCTTTTACATCAATGACGAAGACTCGGCGGTGCCGGACAAGATCCACGAGGTCAGCGAAGGTGGCTTAACCGACGGGGAGCCCATGCAGTTCCTGTTCGGCAACCCCACGAGGACCACGGGCGCCTTCCATGCGGCGTGCTTTGGGGTGCAACGCTCACGGTATGTGGTCACTGTCGTGGATAGCCGGGAAAGCCGATTCACCAACAAGACGCAGATTGCGGAATGGGCGCAGGACTATGGCGAAGGATCAGACTTCTTCCGTGTTCGTGTGCTGGGCCTGCCTCCGGCGGCCTCAGACCTTCAGTTCATTGACACGGCCACGGTGGCGGCCGCGCAGGCTCGAGCCGTGCTGGCTCTGCCAGACGAGCCGCTTATTGCGGGTCTGGACCTCGCCCGCGGAGGCTCGGACGAATGCGTGTTTCGCTTCCGCCGTGGACCGGATGCGCGCTCGATACCACCGATCCGTGTGCCAGGGGCGCAGGCTCGAGACTCGATGAAGATGGTCACACTGGCCGCAGATGTGCTCACCAGGGACTACAACGGCCAGAAGGTGGCCAAGCTATTCGTGGATGCCACGGGCGGCAGTATCGGCGGCCCGATTGCTGACCGGTTGCGGCAGTTGGGGTATGACAACGTCATTGACGTGCAGTTCGGCGGGGAGTCGCCGGACCCGAAGTTGGCCAACATGCGGGCCTATATGTGGTCGAAGCTGCGCGACTGGCTGCCGCGGGGTGCGATAGACAGCACCTCGGCGCTCGAGATGGATCTGACCGGGCCCGGCTATACCCATGACAAACAGGATCGGGTCCTGCTCGAGTCGAAAGAGAACATGAAGAAGCGCGGGGTCGATAGTCCGGACGACGGGGACGCTTTGGCCCTGACGTTCGCGCAGTCGGTGCGGGTCGCCATGCCCACGCCAGCGCCCTATCGGCCCCGCGTCAGTTGGAGTTAGGTGTATACTGCCGTGCCAGTGGACCCCTACCACGCACTGAAGACCACGGATACGTGGCAGCCGGCCAAGTTACAGGTCGCGGAGCGTGACGATCTGAATGCCTTGGTCGCTCGGCTCTATGCCCGCGTGGATCAACTCGAGCAGCGGGCGGATGCCCTTGAGCGCCGGTATGTGCGGCTCGAGGAGCACGTCAGCGTGAAGCGAGAAGCGGTCGAGGGCGTGGGCACGGTGGAGATTAGTGGCCATGAGTCCTGACGAACGGCAAGCCATCTGGGTCAAGGCGGTTGAGCAGTTGCTGAAGTTGTCCCGCGACGATAAAGCCTTCCTGCGGCAGATCCACATCTCCCCGGAGTAGCCATGCCTGCCAAGTCTCGAGCGCAGCAACGCCTGATGCAAGCCGCGGAACATGGCGCGACGTTCCCGATGGCTGAGAAGATACGCTCATCGATGACCCACGAGCAGATGCGCGACTTCGCCGTGGGTTCGGAGAAGGGCAAGCCGGAGCACGTCAAGAAGGCGCGAGCGGCCAAGCCGGCGGCTGACCCCAACCACGAATCGTATGCCTACGATTGGCGGGCGCAGCAACATCCCCACCGCAATCTGGGCAAGTTCCTGCACAAAGCGAAGTAATGGGGCGCGAGGCGCGACTGAATCCACGCAGTCCTGAAGGCGGCACGCTCCCGCGCACGGTCTTCACGGCTCGCCTGTCCCGGTTCTCGCAGCATTTCAAGACCCGCACCGAATATGACGCCTACGTCGCGCACGTCGAACTGACGGACGCGGAGCGCCGATTGGTGGAGTCCTTGCTGCCCGAACGCCTGCGGGTCACGGAGTCCTGATGGCTGAATCTCCCGGCAGTCCCTCCCCGCAGCGCGAGAAGAAGGGCGACGATGCCCTGCTCGAGGAGATCCGTGACCGCTACACCTACGCGAACGATCAGTGGGAGCCGATCCGCAAAGCGGCGAAGCGGGACATGCAGTTTGTGGGCGGGGATCCGTGGGATCCGAAGGACCGCAAGGCCAGGGAAGATGCCGGCCGGGTCTGCCTGTCGCTGGATGAGCTCCACCAGTATTTCAATCAACTGATCAACGATGTCCGCGCCAACCCACGGGCCCCGAAGTTTGACCCGACGGGGAACGGGGCGAGCGCGAAGACCTCCGAGTTCTACCAGGGCAAGATGCGGGAGATTGAGTATCGCTCGCAGGCGCAGATTGCCTATACCACCGCGTTTCAGAATGCCGTGCACCAGAGCTACGGCTGGCTGCGCTTCTCGAGCAAGTGGATGCCCAAGGGGTTCGTGCAAGACCTGTGGATTGAATCCATCGAGAACCCCGACCTCGTGCTCGGTGACCCCGATGCATTGCGGCCGTCTTCAAGCGATCAGCGGTATCTGTTCTACTTGCAGGAGCGCAGCATCAAGGAGTTTAAGCGCGAGTTTCCCGAGGCTGAGGTGACCAACTTCACGCCCGAAGTGATTAGTCAGGCGCCGGCGTGGATCAAGCCTGAGCGGATCATGCTGGCGGAGTATTGGAAGGTCGAACCGGTCACGAAGGAACTGGTGCAGATGCAGATGCCCGACGGGACCACCCGGGGCTTCTACACTGACGAACTGCGCGACATGCCCGCCGGCGTGAAAGTGGTCAACCGGCGCGAGGAGTCAGTGCCCTCGGTCTGCATGTATCTGACCAATGGGGTCGAGATTCTGAAGAAACCCGGCACGCAGAAGCGCCAGGCGTGGGCCGGCAAATACATCCCGTTTGTGTCCTGCTTCGGCATGGTGATCTACGTCGATGAGGGCTCAGGCCCCAAGCGGAAGATGCTGAGCATGACGCGGCTGGCCCGCGACCCTTATATGCTCTACTGCTACTATCGGACGTGTCAGGCGGAACTGGTCGGGATGACCCCGAAGATCCCCTATTTCGTGCGGCGGGGGTCGCTGAAGCCGGACCAACTGGCGAACCTGACGAAGTCGCTGCATGAGCCGATTGCGGTGATTGAGGTTGAGACGTTCGTGGAGGGTCTGCCCGGTCAAGCGCCCGAATTTCCCGTTCGCAACCCGTATGAGCCGTTCATCCAGAATCTGGAGATTGGCGCGGAGTCGGCCCGGCGAGCGATTCAAGCGGCGATGGGCGTCTCGCCGTTGCCGACGGTGGCGCAGCAGCAGAATCAGAAGTCAGGCATTGCCCTGCAGCAGATTCAGTCTTCGCAGCAGAAGGGGTCGTTCCACTTCCTCGACCACTACAACGAGATGCTGCATCAGGGGGCGGTGATTGTCGAAGACTTGATCCCGAAGGTCTACGATACACCTCGAGAAGTGGGCGTGCGGGACGCGAAGGACAACGCCAAGACGGTCTGGATCAATAACCCGCAGATGCAGCGCAAGGGCGACCTGGCGTCAGTCGAGGGCGACCATACCGTCACGATCAGCGAGGGCCCGGCGTTTGAGAGTCAGCGGGCGGAAGGCGCCGCGTTTACCGATACGCTGGTGAGCAATATCCAAATGGTGGCGGCGGTGGCGGGCCAGAAGGCTGCGGCCGCCGTGCTGGGCATGGCGGTGAAGCTGAAGAACCTGGGCGAGATTGGCGATGAGATTGCCAAGGTCGTGACGCCGCCGGAGTATGCGGAGCAGGATGGCCAGGACCAGATCCCGCCGCAGATCAAGGCCGCGATGCAGCAGTTGGGGCAAGAGAACCAGCAACTGAAGCAGGCGATTGAGTCGAAGCAAGCCGAGAAGCAGGCCGAAGCCCAAGCCAAGGGCGCCATCGACATGCAGAAACAGCAGTTGGAAGGCCAGCAGAAGATCCAACAGATGCAACTCGAGCAGCAAGGCAAGGAGCGCCTCGCGTGGATTCAGCAGACGGCGCAGATTGCGATTGCCGGCGCCAAGATTGACGCCGAGCAGGCGCGGACGTTCGTGGATGCGGCCGAGCAGGGGTCCGCGAAGGCGCTGGACCTCCACCTGGAGCATCTCCAGCACGCGCAGGACGTGGTCCATGCCACGGCGCAAATGACGCATGAGAAGGCGCTGAGCGAGCAGGAGCACGAACAGGCGCTACGGGAGGCCCAGGTCGGGCATCAGCAGGCCCTGGAGCAGGCCAGCCAAGGCCAGCAACATGCGCTCGAGCAAGGGCAGCAGGCGGCGGATCTGGCCCCGGAGCCTGCGGAGCCGTCCGCATGAGCCGCTTCGGTGTATACTGCGTGACCATCACCCGTGGATAGAAAGTAACCAGCATGGCCGACGACCAACCCGCCGCCTCGTCAGCGGTCGCTGAGACGCCTGCGGGCCCTGCCCTCCCGAATCTCTCGGAGATGAGCAGCGCCCAAGTGGCGGAATGGCGCAAGACCGGAGACGCCCCCAAGGACGCTGTTGCGGAGTCGTCCCCCGCCGAACCTGTGGAACAGGTCGCCTCAACGGAGGCTGTAGCCGCGCCCGCCTCGGAAGCGGGCCAACCGACGAAGAAGAAGAACGCCGAGAGTCGAAAGCAGGAACTGCAAGCCGAGATTGACGGATTGCTGAAGACCCGCGCCCAGTTACGGGCAGAGGTCCAGGCGCCTATCCCGGTCAGCCGCCCAGATGTGCACCCGGCAGTCTCATCGCCTGCCGCGGCCTTTCCTGATTACGACACCTGGAGCACGCAGCAGCCGCCCGGATCTGATGTGCGGTATGAGCGGTATTCAGCGGAGTTTACGCTGGATGTCGCGGCACAAAAGGCCGATGCCTATCAGGCCCAGCAACGGATGCAGGCGGAACAACGCGAGGCGGAAGAGGTCAAGCAGGCGTATTTGAGTCAGGCGGAAGCCTTCGTGCAGGATCATCCCGACTACTGGTCGAAGGTGAATCCGATCACGCGGGATGTGCCCTCGACGCCCACGACGGAAGTCATGGGGAATGCGATTGCGCGGTCCTCGGCCCCGACCAAACTGCTCTATCATCTCGGCACCCATCGCGAGGAGTTTCAACGGATCGTGAATCTGCCCCCGGGTCGGGCGGTCTACGAGCTCGGCAAACTCGACGCGGTGCTCTTCGGGTCGTCGGTTCCTCCTGTGTCGCGAACAAGTGCCCCGCCTCCCGTGGACGGCCTCTCGACCCGCGCCGTGGCGCCGGTGGATGATGTCGATGCTGCGTTGGCGTCGGGGGACTTCAGCCGTTACAAGGCCGCGCAGAATGCGCGAGATGTGGCGGCGAGACGAAGGTGAGTAACCGATCATGCCGACGACCAATTCATGGAATGTCGTTGACTGGCTGACGACGGAAGGCTTGCGTCTGCTGACGAACAAGTTGGCCGTCGCGCAGTTTGGCAACACGAACTACAACAAGGAATTTACCCGGGATTTCGCGGTCGGGGAAACCGTCCGGGTCCCGCGTCCATTCCAGCCGACGATCCGCACCGGCCTCGGGTATAACCCGCAAGCCGTCACCCGCATCTATACGACCGTGACCGTCGATCAGGTTTTCGGCGTCGATCTCGAATGGGACGATGTGCAGAAGGCCCTCGAAGTCACCCGCCCGGATGCGCAACTCCGTGATCAGGTGCTTGATCCCTGCATGTCCTACATCGCGCAGGAGATTGACAGCCGGTTCACGCAGTTTGCGTATCAGCATGCCAACAACGTCGTCGGCGTGCTCGGGACGGATCCGACCTCGACCACGATCACGATGCAGGCCCGGCAGCGCATGATTGAGAAAGCCTGCCCGCCCTCGGGCAACAAGGGCTTTATCATTCCGCCCTCGGTCAACACCTCGCTGACGCCGGCGATTCAGTCCTTGTTCCAGCCTGATGACGAAGTGTCGCGGCTGTTCAAGGAAGGGTCTCTCGGGCGCCTGAGCGGGTTCAAGTGGTATGAGAGCATGTCGCTCTACAGCCATACCGCAGGCACCTGGGCCGGCGCCGTGACCATCACGACCACGATGGCCAGCGGGGATACCACGATTGCGGTGACCTGCACCAACGGCGACACGTTCAAGAAGGGCGACAAGATCGGGATTACCGGCTTCTATGCCGTCAACCCGATGACCCGTCGCACGACGACCACAGCGACGACGATGCAGGTCACGGTCCTCGCGGACGTGACCGCCTCGGGCACCTCGGCCACGCTGAGCATTAGCCCAGCGATTTACGGCCCGGGTTCGCCGTATCAGAACGTGAACGCGCTGCCGACGGCGACCACGGCCCTTGTGCTGTGGCCGGGCACCACGAGCCCCAACGGCAAAGTGGGCAAGGTCGGGCTGGCGATTCATCCCGATGCGTTCGCGCTGGTCGGTGTCAAGCTCGAGACGCCCAAGGCAGTCGAGATGTCGAGCCAGCAGCGGGATCCCGAGACGGGGATTTCGATTCGGTTCGTCAAAGCCTGGGATCCTGTTCAGTCGAAGATGATTCACCGGTTCGATGTCCTGATGGGCTTCGGGTCGCTGTATTCGGACAACTGCGCCGTCGCGATTGCGTGCGGTTAAGAGGAGAATCACATGACAATGCCTTACGGATCGGGTTTCTCCCCGCTGACCGGCGAACCGCGGATGGGCATGATCCCCGTCCCGACGCGGGTCGCCACAGCCATGACGCTGACGACCGGTGGCGGGGCTCGCACATTGACCGCGGCGGAAGTGCTCGGCGGTGTGCTCATCGTGAACTGCGACGACGCCCAGACGGCGACCTTGCCGACGGCCACGCTGCTCAATGCGGCGCTGCCGGGCTGCTCGGTCGGGGCCTCGTTCGAACTCGACATCGTGAACGTGGGCGATACCACGCTGACGGTGGCGGTGGGGACAGGCGGGACGTTGGTGGTCGGGAACAGCAAGAGCTCGGTGGCGACGATTGCGCTGCTGAACTCGAAGCGGTTCATTCTCATCGTGACCGGTGTCACGCAAAACGGCGATGCCTCGGACAGCTATCAGGTCATTGGCATGGGCTCGATTGCGGCGTCGGTTGCGTAGTGTCGGATCTGACGTTTCCCCGTCACGTCTACTGGCGTGGCGGGGTCTTTCTCATCGTGCAGACTGTGTCTGAGTATGCGGCGGCGGTGCAAGCCGGTGGCTTGGACGCGCCAGACCCAGACTGGCCTGCGCCGGACGAATATCGGCTCATTCTGGAGCCGCCGGCGCATGATGAACCGAAGAAACCACGCGGGAGACCGCGGAAGACGGAGACCTAAATGGGTCAGATCACGATTCGCGGCGGGGGCGTGTTCACCTCGAAAAACATCGAGGACATCAACGCCAACTTCACGGAACTCTACGGCGGGGCGGGTGGCATCACCGGTCCCACAGGCGGCACGGGTCCCACCGGTGCCACAGGCCCATCGACTGGCGTCACCGGTCCGACCGGTAGCACAGGCCCGACGGGTCCAGCAACCGGCGTGACGGGACCGACCGGCGCAACCGGCGCCACCGGACCGACCGGACCCTGAGATGTTGGTCACGTCTCGAGCCATCGCCGCATCGGCGGCGTATGAACTCGGCACCCTCGGCCAAGGCGAAACGATGTCCGCGGCGGATCTGGCCCAATGGCTGGATCTGCTGCGGGCGCTCCTCAACGCCTGGAATGCGGATCGACGCGCCGTGTATGCGACCGCGTTCGACACGTATACGCTCGTGCCGAATCTCTTCCCGCATACCATCGGGCCGACGGGCACGTTTACGACCACGGCGCGACCGGTGGACATTGACGGGGCGAACCTGATCCTGCCGGCGACGACGGTGAACTTCAACGGGCAGATCACGATTCGGGATGCCCAGTGGTGGCTGAATCAGTCGGTGCCGCAGTTAACCTCGGACATTCCGACGGACTTGTATTACCAGCCGGATTATCCGAACGGGAAGATTTTCTTCTGGCCGGTGCCCTCGACCGCGTATGACGTGCAACTGAT